AAGGAACGACTCTCTTTGTTCGAAAATCAAACAAAAAATGAGCAATACCCGACATTTGGGCAGAAAATTGGATGATAGTTTACCAGATTTTGCGACCATTGTGGTGAGTCGATGCCGGAAATGGGGAAAAAGAGATGCGCTTTAGTCTGAAATAGTTGACTTAGTCCCTTATTGGCGATGTGGTTTTTGTTTTACCTGTCTGTCAGGTGGCAGCAAAAAGCAACTTTCCAGTTTTTACGCTGATTCAGATTTTAGCTATAAAAAAACCCGCCGAAGCAGGTTTTAATAAATTATCTATTATCTAAAGTTACTTATTACTCGATACCTTATGCTTTGGTTACTCGCATCAAGTACTTCGAATTTAGCGCCTTTATAGCCAATTGTTTTAGACTCCGCGAGATCATACTCAACATCGTTGTTGAAGGCCGGGCGCGCTGTATTCGCTGAAAATTCACGATATCCAATGTTGATTTTGTTTCCGACCCTTCCGTTGTAAAGCAGAGCTTGCTGGAAAGATGAGTCACCACTGATGTTCAGATTAACCTTTTCGATCGGCATGTTGGTTTCACAGGTGGTAGCGCCAAAAACTGTTATTACACATAAGGCATTATTTTTCTTTTCTACCATGATGCCCTGCCACATATCGGCAAGAGCTGCCTTTTCCACATTGGCTGAATCAGCACCGTTTGTGAGAAAGTAATAATCTGCCTTGTTATCCTCACCAACCTTTTTCAGCATCCCCGGAGTAATCGTATAAGCCCAGGAAACTCTCGCGGGAGCATTAACCTTCAAACCTTCGAACTTCTGTGACTCACCCTGCTTAATCATCGAATCACCGACATAAGCTGTATTAATGCTTCCTACAGGAGGCTCACTATAACTTTCTGTTTTTGGTAAATAATTATACTTTGGAGATGTACATCCCCCGAGTAAAAGAGCCATGCCGACAACTGAATAAACTGTTAGAATTTTCATATCCCTATTCCCATCATTAAATAATCGGACTAATCCTACCAAGAATCAGCAAAACGACAAAACCCGTACTTAAGCTGGCTATTAGCCCCCCATACCAAACCGGGTGTAACCAACGTCGTGATTCACGTCGATACCACTGGAGCGGGTATCGGTCACCCGCATCCAGGGAGGCGCATCCTTAAACGAGACCGTAATCTCGCCTTCAGCCTTCTTCGGCGCAGCCTGAACTATCTGATACGGATTGTATCCCTGAGCAGAAACGCCTGTACCGTACGCCCCATAGCCACCGCCCCCCCACTGAGTCGCATTGGCTGCAACCACCGTGTCGCTGGCACCATCAGTAAACCATTCAATAATCGGCTTCAGCTTGTCCCACATATCCTGAAACCACTTAACAACCGGCCCCCAGTTATTGATCACCATCCCCAGCGGCGACCAGGCAAAAACTTTCTTAAGGAGTTCCCAGCCAGCCTCAAAATAAGGACCAATGGTTTCCCAGAGTTTCTTAAAATAAGGTCCGACAACATCCCAGTTAGTGATAATTAATCCCGCAGCCAGGGCTATCGCCGTCGCAATCATGCCAATCGGCGTCATCGACATGATCCTGCTGACAATACTGATGGCACCGCCAACGCCCATCAATCCCAGTTTCAGAATCGCAAGACCGGCAGCAAGCCCGACGACGCCGCGAATAACCCGGGGATTTTCATCCGCAAACTTCGTGAATTTTTCCCCCAACTCCCCCAGCCATTGCGTGATATTTTTGGCGTCACCAGAAAATGCGCCGCCAATAGCCGCAAGGCCGTTAGTTGCGGTCCCCGTCATTGCCTCCCACAGGTTGGACAGCGTACCAAGCTGTGCCTGAACACGTTTATTCAGGCTGGCCTGTTTATTCATCTTCTGCTGGATCTGATCGTAGCCATCCTTTCCTTTATCGATTAGTGCATTGACCACCTGAAGGGTTTCGGCATCATCACCAAATATTGCCTTAAGTACACCTGTTCGCTTAACGTCGGTCAGTTTTCGCAGCTTTGCCAGTTGCCTGAACATGTTATCAAGACCGCCAAAACTTCCTTTGCCGTCAGTAAAATCGAGCTGTACCCCGAGTTTCTGGCGGGCCATGACTTTATTGACGTCCCTGATTTTCTTAACGCTTAATCCGGACTGGATAACTTTTCGCAGGGCATTACCTGCCGACTCCCCGTTCATCCCCATCTGATCCATCATGACGCTGATGGGGGCAAGGCTCTGTGCAGCCTGAAGACCGTCCTTGTTCACCATCTTCAGAACAGAACTGGTTTTAGTGAAGAAGGACAACATGTTGGTATCGTCAACGCCCAGATAAAACGCCTTCTGGATAGTGTCGAACAGCCCCATCATGTCTTCTGACGCCGTTCCGGTAGCATCCTGCATCTTTGCAGCAAACTCAGCAGCCGCTTCCGGTGTTTTTTTCAGTTGTACCGCAAGATAAGCTGTCGCTTTACCCACACCACCCAGAATGTTTTCTGCCGGGATCCCCTGACGCACCAGCATCTGCATCATGTTCTGGAAATCAGCCGTTGTACCGGGTAGCTGGTTACCCAGGCCAATAGCCAGTTTATTGATGTCCTGAAAGCTCTTTCCAACCTCGCCGTTCGCATCCATCATGGCGACTTTCAGCCCGGTAGCGGCGTTTTCCTGATCGGCATAAGATTTCAGGGAAAGCGTCAGACCCGCTGCCAGTCCTCCACCAAGCGCCAGCCCACCCTGTGACGCTTCTTCCGCCTGGCGTTTAAATCCCCGGATTTTCTTTTGCATTTTCGACAGCGCGGGAGAAAGCCTGTCGACACCGGTGATCAACGCCTTAAGCTCAAATTCAGCCATGTGTGCGTTTCTCCTGCTCTATCCTGTTTGCCTGACTGACCAGTAAGGGAATTTCACTGATCGGCATATTCAGCAATTCGAAAGGATTAATGCGCCAGTAGCTGGCGCAGTCAAAGAAGCGATCAGTGAGGTATTCAGCCGTCAGGCCTGGAGGAAAAAACCAGCCACAAGCCACGCCGCTGCATTCAGGTCTGCCGGAGACATCTGGTCGACAGAGCTTTGCGGCACTTTCGCCAGCCGCACAATGTATTTCGACACCACATGCGCCAGAAGTCTGACTGACTCATCCTGATTCATCTGGTAGGGATACCCCAGCTCGCGGACATCCTTCCCGGTGGGTTCATCAAACTCCAGTACGGAGAGTGTCTCGCCATGAGCAGTAATCGGTTTCTTTAACTCAAGCTCTTTCATTACTGGTAATCCCCTTCTTCACCGTGGAACTCAAGATCAACCGTGCCTTCTTCGGCATTATGGTTCGCTTCGCCGTGCAGCCAGGCAGACGACAGTACATAGACCTGACCGTTCGCCAGCTCGGCAGTGATGGTCATCTCATCAGACGAGGTGATTTTGCTTACCGGAAAATTCTTCGGCACCTTGAAGGTCCCTTTGACATAAGGCGCACGGTGAGTTTCCTTGCGGTCCACAGAACCGTCCAGGCCGATGATGTCATCATTGACCGTCCTGTTCATGGGCACCTCAATGCCGCCGGTCAGCGATAGCTGCTGACCGTCAATTTTGAAATAACAGGTTCCCCCGATACGGGCCATTATGCAGACTCCTCTGAATACTGAAGACGGAACTGGTTAACCACGGCAAAAACACGCAACTGGTTAACATAGTCAGGCGGGAACAGCGTGTTCAGGCGGTTCGGATCGCTGGCATCACGCTCCACAACCAGGTACTGCTTAAACAGTTCGTAGTTTTCCACGATCCCCGCACGCTCAAGCTGACGGTAGGTTGCCAGCAGTTCCCCTTTGATTACCGCCGGGGTGACAATCGCCTGACCGGGACCAAAGCGGGTACCGTCGCTGGCAAGCTTGTGACGCCCGTACTTACTGGTAATGACGGATTTCAGTTTGCGCAGTACATACGCACTGGTATGCAGCGTCTCGCTGTCGAGGTAGCTGTTATCCGCAACCCCGTAAGCATTTTTCCTGTACGTGGTGACATCACGCTGAATGCGCAGCACCCCGCTTTCGACATACGCCGTTGCCACGCCATGAGACAGCAGGGTCTGTTGCTCGGTCATCGTGAACCGTTTCCCCTTCGGCGCAGGCAGCATACCCACCAGCTCACCGGTCTGCGTGGGACGTGCCGGATCGTTGCGGATAAACACCGCTGCGCGGGCGGTACGGCTTGCCGCCAGCTCATCGGCAGGCGTCTGGGTGTCTTTTTCGTACCCAGCCAGGGTAATGTGCTGCTGGTTAAACTGGTCACCTGCGGTCACCAGTTCTGACAGCGTGCCGATCTTTGCCGTATACACATGACCATACAGCTGACGCGCATAGCTCCAGCGACCGCTGGTATCGTTCATCTCGGTCACCAGCGTGTTAACGGAGGCCGTGTCGTTGAACGGCAGGCCGATATAATCAAACGGCTCATCCGCCATTGCAGCCACCGCGCCGGTGAGAACAGGAGAGCCCGTTCCGGCGGTCCCCGTCGCCACGGCAATCTGTACGCCCGCAGGCAGCACTTCGCCCCCACCAAAGCCGTAGTAATTGAGGCTGACAGGAATTTCATTCCCGCAAAGCCCCTTATGACGCGCGGTCAGTGTGACCACGCCTGCCGAAGATGAGGCCGTAAACGGCAGGGCCGGAACGGCATTGATGGCATCCTGGATACTGCTGGCAATCGTCGTGACGTTATCGCCGTTGGTCACCGGTGCCTGCACGCGGGTACGTCCCACATACACATTCACCGTGCCGGTTTCGGTTGCTGCTCCGGTCACCGTCAGCGTAACCGTTGCCGCCGCGCCTGTGGCTTCCGGAACGGCAATCACATACAGCTCGCCAAACGGGTCGGTCTGGCGATAAGCCTCGACCATACGCGCCAGCTGACTTCCCGCACCACAAATCTGGCGTGCATAGTCTGCCGACGGCATCAGCACCAGACTGTTGGCAACAATCTCTGCACCGTTATTGGCGTGACCAATCAGCAACGATGCCCCGCTGTCCTGTGCAGTATTCGCCGCCGAGTTATCCATTTCCGCATAAAACAGCGGAACCAGCGTATTCGACGGAATGGTGTTAAAGCTTATCGTCATCGGTGTTCACCTTTTTATTCACGCGCCGGATATCACCCGCTGCTTCACGGCGCAGCCAGTAGTTGTTCTCGTCAACATTTCGCCCTTCGGCGGGCAAAAGGTCACCGCGGGCAGGGTCAGGCACTGACCGCCCTTTAACAGGTTTCACAAACATGAAGATTCTCAGGAAGGAAGGGTTATTTCGGTGTGATGTTCGATATCGCCGTCAGGCCCGTTACCGGGATCGAGATAATCAACATCAATCGCCAGCGTTCGCAGTTCATCCAGACTGTTCAGCTCATCCTGCTGGCGGGTATCGTCTTCGGTCAGCTCGCTGATGACCGAAAAATCGAACTGATAAATCAGCTCATGACGATTCAGATCCAGCAGCGTGCCGCCGTCATAGGTAATCGGGTTACCGCACGCTTCCGGGTTCCAGCCCAGCAGGGCCTTAAAGAGCATCTGCCGGACATCGTCCACCACATCATACGAGGCAAACTGACCGCGCTCATCACGCCCGTTACTCAGTATGACAACCACGGAGAAGCCCTCTTTCAGCTCCTGCCAGTAGTCGGTCTGGCTTTTGTTTTCTCCCGGAGAGTCATCACCCGGTACCACATACGCCGCCGGGAGTTTCAGCTTTCCGACCTCCGGCAGATTTTTGAACTGGGCCGCGCCTGCAACCCGGTTTTCAAAATACGGGCAGCGGGCACGCAGCGCAGCAATAACAGGCGTCAGTTTCATCTGTGTCGTCGCTCCGGCTTCAGTGATTTACGCAATTCCCGCGCCAGAAAATAGCGTGTCCAGCTGCGGTTCTTTTCAAGAGTTTCCACCATAAAGTTATTACGTGGAGCCAGTCGCCAGCCGCTGCCACCGGATGCACCACGATGATGGCTGCGACGACGCTTTGCCCCTCGCCTCACGCCATAGAACAGAAAAGCCGGATAAAAATCACCGGTGATACGGCGGTTTCCCTCTCCATTACGCTGGTTAGGGGCTATACGTGCCATAAAACCAGGGCGATGTTTACTGGCTCTGGGTACCATGTAACCAATCGAACGAGCCAGGCGTCCGGTCTGATAACCGGGGTTTTCACCCGGTGCCGACCGCGCACGGCGCATCACCAGCCGACGGGCATCACGCATATGACGCTGACCAATCGTGACAAACGCCCGCCTGACACGGGCGCGGTTAAAGCGCATCTCCGCGGGCTGCTGAAAATCAACGTGCAAAAAGGAAGTCGTCATTGTTGCCTCCGTGACTCTGCCTACATTCGCCCAGCTCCGTACACTCCAGCAGCAGAAAGCGCCGCGCCCCGTTCAGATCGCGCTGACGTTTCACCCGGTACACACTGTCACCGCAGACCACCTCATAATCAGCGGTGATCCCCCGGCGGTAACGAATGGTGATGTAATGGGTGATGGCGTCCCCGGTCTGCGCGGTTTCCTGCCAGGTGGTGGCACTGGTCTGGATAACCTTCGCCCATGTCCGGAACGTAACCGGGTATTGAGGCTCCACGCCAAAGTTATCCGCGGGCATATCCACCCGCTGGCGAATCAGGACGCGTTTATTCAGTTCGCCGGGGTCCGGCAGAATGTAGGTTGCGCTGGTCTGCGCCTGACGAATTTTCATTGCGGAAAGTACCTGTACGGGCCGACAAGCCAGCCAAAACTCTGCGGCATGTCGAGTTTCTCCACTTCCGTAACCGACGAGCGGTTTTCGTAAAAATGGCTGATAAGCATCAGCATCCCCAGACGAATATCATCCGGCAGTTGCAGCCCGTCCGGATCGCTGTCCGGAATGGTTTCATCCGGAGCATAGAGCTTCCGGTTCAGATACGTTTCCGTCCGCTTTTGCGCCGCACAGGCCAGCAGTTGCAGATGGCGGTCATCAGCATCGAAATCCTCATCCAGCCGGAGTTGGGCTTTAATCTCTTCCATTGTCAGAAGCATACTCAGCCCTCTTTACTGGTCGTGGCTTTTTTCTCTTTTGTCGCTTTACTGCTTTTTGCACTGGTTCCGCGCTCTGCTAACCCGGCCTGAAGTGCAATCTCCTGCACCCGGGCAGGAAGCGCCCCGTCGTCATACTCACCGGCCCGAATGACCTCAACACGCATACCGTCCGGTGACCATTTCAGATCTTGTTTCAGGATCATGATTCTTCACCCGTCAGAACAGGGGGCGCGGTTCCGCGCCCCTGAGTGATTACGCCGCTGCAATCTTCAGCAGTTTGATGGCCTGCGAATCGACCAGCATCCCGCCGGTGCGCTTGGTGGTATAAAAACCGACAAACGGTTTATTGGTGTACGGGTCACGCAGAATGCGGGTGCCGATACGGTCAACGATGGTGTAACCCCGTTTGAAGTTACCAAATGCAATGGCTTTCGCATCAGCGGCGATATCCGGCATCTGTTCGTTTTCAGCGATACCGTAACCCGCCAGAGAGGACGGCTGCCCCAGTTCCAGCCCCGGACGCCACAGATAGTTACCCTCGGTGTCTTTCAGCAGACGGATGGCAAACAGGCTGTTGTTGTTCATCATGAACTTCGCGCCAGTGCGGTGTGCCTTACGCAGCGTGTAAATCAGTTTGATAATGGCGTCTGCGGTCACCGCGGTCGCTTCGCCGGATACAATATGCTGAAGTTTGCCGAACGCCCGGACCTTGTCGGTTTCATCGGTGGATTCATACGCCAGGAACCCTTTCGGCTTCTTGGTGCCATCGCCTGAGGTAAAGGCAATTTCTTCCTGTTCGGCAAATTCGGTTGCCAGCTCGCTGTTGATCCAGGCCTCCACGTTGAAGAAGGCATCGTCCAGCATTTTCTGGGTAGCCTGCGGGTTGCCGTAGATTTCCCCCATGAGAGGTTCAATCAGCTCCAGTCTGGAGGTGGCAGTCTGGGATCGCGTATCCGTTTCCCCCACCCATCCGGAAGCCGTACCGCCCAGATTCACCAGTTTTTTGTAGTCGGAACCGCCAACGGTGATCACCGTGGCTTCCTGACGCATCACCACTTCATCTTTCAGCAGGTTAAGAATGTTGCGATCCAGTTCTTCCGGCACGGCATAGCCACCGTCTTCATCGGTGCCCACCTGCAATGCCTTGCGCTCCAGATCGCGCAGACCGTCTTCACGGCCTTTACGCAGGAAGCCCACAAACGCCTCTTTATGCTCGGTGGCCAGTTTATTTTGCGCACCACCTGCCGGACGTTTCAGCTCAAGCAGCTCTTTTTCAAGGTCGCTTTTGAGATTTTCCAGCTCGCTGAGTTTCCCGTTCAGGGTTTCCACCTGCCCGGCAAGTTTGCCTTTTTCCTGCTCAATCGCATCCACGCGCTTGTCGTTCTTTGCTTTGAAGTCGTCAAACTTCTGCTGCAGTTCCTGCGCGACCTGTTCGACATCTTTAATATCTACCGCCATCGTATTTCTCCTGATTAGAAGTTCAGATTTTTCAGTGCATTCAGTGCAGAGCTCACATCCTCAGCGTCGCGCAGGGACAGTGCGCCATAGCCCCCGGCCATGAATGCTTTGGCCTGGGTACGGGAGAGTCCGACATCACGCAGGACTCTTTCGATTTTTTTCTGTTCGGGGATTTCCCCGCGGGCCAGTGCGTTCTTGACGTCGCTGATCCGCGCCTCGTCGTTAGACGGGAACGTCACCAGGCTGACTTCCCAGAGGTCGATTTCTTTCAGCAGAAAGGCTTCTTTGCTCCGGTCGTATTCCCAGTCTTTCAGGACGTACCCAATAGAAAGGCCGGTTAACGAACCGGCCTTCATGTGTGCATGTGCGCGTTTTGCGAGGGGATCATCATCAATAAGCAACCGTCCCCTGACGTAAAGCCCGACATCGTCTTCCTTCATTTCGGTGTAAACACCGATGGGTTCATCCATGCGGTGCTGCCAGAGCAGCGCAGGTAACGCTTTTCTGTCACTCCACGCCCGCAGGGAAGCAGCAAATGCCCCGGACATCACCACATCATCGTGGCTGTCCTTTACACCAAAGACGGAGCCATACCCTTCAAACTCACCGGAGTCACTGACAGATTTCAGACTCAGCGGTACATCAAGACGTTGTTTCGTCTGCATTGGCGTTATCCTTCTGCTTACCGGCCTTACTGCCATCGGAGGGTTTCGTGGTCATGTTCATCGGTGTGAGATAGACATCACCACCGGGACGCGGATTCATATCTTCCAGGTCGCGGCAGTCATTGGGAGAGTAAATTCCCCAGTTAATCCCGGTGGCGTAGGCTTCAAAACGGGACTTCATATCCCCGCGCAGTAACGCCCCGGCGTTAAATTTGGCGTAATAAACGCCCTGCTTACTTTTTCGTACCAGTCCGGTGTTGATCCGCTGTTCGATGCGGGTCAGATACGGCACCAGTGAATAGTTGATAAATCCGAGCCCCAGTTCTTCGATATTGTTGAAGGTGGCGCGATCGGTGTTCTGCACCATGTGCAACGGCACCCGGAACAGACGACAGATTTCTTCAAGCTGAAACTTGCGGGTTTCCAGGAACTGGCTGTCCTCGGCGTTCAGCGCCATCGACTTCCAGTCCAGCCCCATCTCAAGGATCATCGGGCGGTGAGCATTACCAAGCCCGGTGTGACGCTCCTCAAAATCTTTCTTCAGGCGCTCGTAAGCCTGATCTGACAGCGTCTGCTCTGTACGCAACACACCCGACGTCACCGCGCCATTGCTGAACAGTCTGGCCCCGTGCTCTTCGGTCGCTGCCGCCAGCGATATTGCCTCGCGGGCATAGGCGATGGGATTCAGTCCCACCAGACCGTCCAGCGTCAGCGTGCGCACATGCCAGATATCTTCCTGGCTCAGTACATCCGTGGAGCCGTCCGGGAATGTGACCTGGTAAACCGGTTCCCAGCTACTGTTAAGCTTCGGTACCACACAACCTGGGTCGACGGGCAGCAGTTCAGCCACTTCGCCAAATGCTTTCACTTTGTAGGCGTAAAAGTTTCCCCGCAGGCACAGACAGGTGACCACCAGCTCCCAGAACTCCTGCGGCGTCATATAGCCATTGGGACGCGTGGAGATCAGCTTATGCAGACGTTCGCCGGTGGCTCTCTGTTTCAGGCTGCCGTTCAGGTGATACAGGTTGCAGGGCAACATCCCGACCGACTCCGCCAGCACCCTGACGCAGGAAAAAACCGCCGTCAGTCGCATGGCCCGCTGGCTGCTGATCTGCTTTCCGGTATAGGTGTCATATGACAGCCCGATAGCATCCGCCAGCTCTGCTGGCGTGGTCACCGGTGCGTCACTTTTTCGTTGAAATAATCCCGAAAAGAACACTATTTACCTCCGCCGACAGACGGCTGTGTACGGTCGAGATATCGCGCCACCAGCCACGACCAGAACAGGCACAGCGCCCCGGCAACAACAAACCCCGCCGGGGGATAAATCAGCCAGGCACCATACGCCAGCAAAAGCGCACCCAGCACGCCCACCAGAGGCGCGAGAATCAGCATGATCATAATTACCTCAGTTAAAGCGAGCGGATCCCGTAGGACTCAATGTGATCAGACAGCGTGTCTTCTTTCTCGTACAGCATGGCTCTGCCAACCGCCATAATCAGCGCAACTGCACCATCAATTTTGTTTTCCGCCTGCTCTTTGACGGGCTTCACCACATCATCGTTACCCGGAATGGTTTTGCCGACCACATTGCCGATACACCAGGTCATGATGGGATTGCCGTCATGATGAAAGCGCTCCGATTCAATCGCCGCTTCCAGTTCTTTCATCGGATCGGACATGTTGGTGTAGTTCTGAATGATGGTGATGGGGTTCAGGTCTTCATCAGCAAGGTCATGCGACAACCCGGTCGCCCCGAAGGGGTCGATGGGTGACTCACTGACCGGGCTGATTTTGTTCGCCGCTTTGGCCTCCTCGAGGATGTAGCGATAATCCACCTCTGCACCATCGGTAACGGTCAGAACGCCCATTTCCACCCATTTCTGAAAGCGTTCGGCTGTCCGGCGATCTTCATTTTTCTCGACGCTGTACACCGTGTCATACGGTACCCAGAAGCGCGGAGCCACACTGTAGTAATGCGTTTTACCGTCAATCTCGCGGGTATAAAGTCGCGCCATGCTGTTCATATCCAGCTTACGCGCCAGGTCAAAGGCCAGAATGCACGGCTGCCCCTCGAACTGCTCAAGGGTCAGTGATTTATCCTCGCAGCTCTGCCAGCTCACCAGGTTGAAATACGCCGAACGCGCCGACACCCAGATATTGAGGTGTTTTGTTTTAAAGACGTTTGCCAGACGGGCGTTATTTTTCGCACGCTGCTGCTGACTTAACAAAAATTCGCGATAAACCGACACGCCAATATTTGGATTGGCTTTTTCCAGCACCTGCGGGTCGGTCCAGTCGTCACCTTCATCAACGGTATAGATGATCCCGAACAGTTCATCGTTAGGCACCGAGCCGTTGAGCATCTCGATAACTTCCCGCCGCTTGTCGTAGCACGGCCCCTCAATGTTGTACCCGGCAGTAGTAATGGCCCACATCAGTGGCTGACGTCGCGCCCCCATCCCGGTAAGCATCGTGGTGTAAAGCGCATCGGTGGCGTGCTCGTGATATTCATCCACCACCGCACAGTGGGGTGATGATCCATCACCGGGGTTACCGATCAGCGGTTCAAACCGCGCGCCATCCTCCGGACGGTTCATGTTTGAGGCGTTAACCTCAATCCCGAACGCTTCCGTCAGCATGGGTGTGCGTTTACACATCAGTCGCGCCGGGCGAAAGACTTCCCACGCCTGTTTCTCTGTCGTGGCACCGGAATACACTTCCGCGCCAAACTCGTTATCACAGGCAAAACAATACAGGGCAACACCGGCAGAGATTGCTGATTTGCCGTTCTTACGGGGGATTTCGGTATACACCTCCCGGAAGCGGCGCAACCGGGTGCCTTTATTGACCCAGCCAAACGCACAGCAGATCACAAATAGCTGCCACGGCTCCAGCGTGATGGGCATCCGTTTAAATGCCCACTCACCCTTGGTGTGCGGCAACAGCTGAATAAATTTGGCGGCCCGTTCAGCCAGATCCTTGTCGAAGCGGTAACGAAACGACTTACTTTTTTCCGCCATCAGGTCATCAAGATGGCGCTGGCAGGCCTGAATCACAAACTGGCAGGCCACAATCTTTCCGCGCACGACATCCCGGGCATACTGATTGGCAGCATTTACGTTGGGGTAAGATTTCCGGCTCATGATTCGATGATTTTCAGATTGTCAGAAACGGGTTAGTGGCTTTCTTCTTCCCCGCCAGGCCAATCAGACGCTGTCGGCTGCTGGGGTCGAGTCCGAGCATTGCCCCCGTGCTGCTCATCTCGGACTCCTGTTCTTTTTTGGCGGTCAGCTCCGGATTTTTGACCATGCCACCCATTGCACCGGTGATGGTGTTACCCTGTCTGGCAATATTTTTCACGGCACGTCGCCAGAACTCATAGGCCACACACCACCGCTCAAGTACCGCCAGGTCAGTCACGCACAGCAGGCCCTGACCGCAGAGTTCTTTGGTTGTCAGTTGCCACATGATCGTGGCGAGAGGGAGATCTTCTTCAGCGAACCACTCCGGTGGCTCAACACCTTTGATGGGCGTAAAAACAGGTTCATCTTTATTCAGGGCTCGCTTGCCGGGGTTTCCGGCCAGCGCCTTGCGCGCCGTTGGCTTGGGGCGACGCCCGGAACGCCCCGCCGTTCCAGCCATATGCGGCACTCCTGGTTAAATTTCATTTTTCGCGGGTATAAAAAAACGATGGGGCGGGCAGTCCCGGATAGTCAGGGCTGTAGAGATTTGACTACCCCCTCCCCACTGGATTCAGGTTACTGCTATTCCGTTAATCGCTGCTTACGGGGATAGCTGCGTTGTGATTTTGACCATTCAGGTCGCCGCTATTTCCTCACCGATTGGGTGCTACGCGTGCGCGTACTTGTCCCGAAATACCAGAAACCGCCAGCCAGAGGATGATTTCCCTCTGGTGGTCTACCTTTGCCTCTTGCCGCCATTTAACCGGAAGGCGTTACCGTTCGGTTGCGCTATCCCCATGCGGTGTTGCGTTTCGGTAACAGCTTTATGCAGGTCGCCAAAGTCCTCAACCTTCACGGGCGGGCGCTTCACGTTCTCCAGACACGTTTCACGGCGGCGCTTTATCCATTCCCGATCATCGTCCTCGGTGCATAACAGCATGACTTCCATCCATCGCGCTGCGGCGCGTCGGTACAGCCCTTTTGCTTCCAGATCCTCGGCTTTACTGTCGTTTACCATGTTTATCTCCCCCAGAATGGCGTTTCATCGTCGAATGGTGGGCGTTGGTCAAAATCATCAGGGGTATTATATAACTCCCATCCCGGCGCGGATTGTGTTGTGTGGCCCCTGCTGGCTCCGCTTGCTTTGACTGATTCGGCCCGCTTCCCGCCGGGGCGTACCGTTCTGGCGCTGATCACGCTGTCGGCTACTACCTGATAACCTTGCTGTGTACCGCCATCCTTGCCCGTCCACTGATTGATCTGCATCGCTCCGGCAACACTGACTAAATCGCCTTTAACGTGTCCTGCCAGTGCGTCGGCCTGTTTGCCGAATGCCACCACGCCCAGCCAGAAAGTAACCTCTCCGCCCTCTGCTGCATGGCAGGGCAGTGCCACCGCTAACCGGCCCATTGCCATGCTTGTACCGTTTGCTGTGGTACGGGTCTGGGGATCTGCCACCAGCCGCCCGTATGCTGAAATTTGTGCTGTCATAGATATTTCCTCATGTAGTCACTACCTCCGGGGATAATTTTCATTTCTTCCCTTAAAGGCCACTGCTCCGCCATTGCTGCGGTCGAGTGATTCCCGTCATCACGTCCGGCCTGTGCTGCCGTCCAGTGTGTTGCATATTCTGTAAATCCAATTTCTGCTGGCTGCCTCATCCAGTGGGCGATCATCCTCAAGGTCATTTGCAGGCTTTGGGTGTCGCCCTGTAATGCGCGTTTGTCAGTAAACCCCTTCAATGCTTCACGCTCCTGATAGGTCATTTTCTGGCTGGTTTCTGTATTCATTGCCCACCTTCGTTATAAGCTACCCCCCCCATAGAATCTTTTTGGGGGTGTAATATCCCTACCAATCCCTACTAACTGTCTCAGGCCACGAATGGCAAGGCTTTCAGACTGGTAGGCATTCAATTTTGTTGCCCTACATAACCCTACTTATCCCTACTAAATCACTTCAACGGCATTTTACTGCCTGTTTTATTTGGTAGGGATATGTAGGGATAAGTAGGGATAAAAATATATATCCCTACCTAGTTTAAAGCCTTGCTACGTCTGGCCTCGTCTCGTTTTTAGTAGGGCAGTAGGGATAAGTGCCGCCGTAAAAGTTTCAATCATCACTCTGCCCGCTCTCCACACCGTAAGCGCGTGGCATGAACTCCTCAGCCTTCTCGTTATAGCCAACGTTGGTTTGCGCTCTGCCGTTAATGCTTCTCGTCAGGTAGCTGGCTCGGTACTCTTTTGCTGCTGATTTTATGGCGCGTGAAAACTTATTGACGGAAAGCGGTTTACCCAAACCGTGATACTCCATAAACGCCAGATAAAGATGATAAAGATACGTCCTCGGCTCTGGCTGGCCTGCCCATGTACCTCCGCCCATCATCATGCCTTTGGGTTCGTTCATGAAAAAAAGCGCCGCACACATATCGACAACCGGATCCGTGCCGCGTTTAACCTCTAGCGCCTCCTGCGAATCGCGCTGCTCTAGTAATAGTGCTTTTGCTTTGTTCTGGTCGGCAAAGGTGGTTAGCAGGTGGCGGATAATCACCGGGATTTCTCGCCTGATTTTTGCTGTTAAATCCGGGTCTTTGTCTGCGTCTGATACCGGGTTATTAAACGGGAATATCACGCGGCGGCGGGCAATGCCCCCGTTTCGCTCCGTGAATGTCATCGGCTCGTTATTGGTTGCCATAACAACGGCATTTATCACGGTTGTGAACTGCTTTTCATATTTCCCATCAATCTCTACCGGATCGCCGCCCGTAATGGCTTTAATCCCCGCACCCTCTCCAACATAGCGGGTCTGGTCAGGCATAATAATCAGGCTTTTTCCTACGAACTGCGCCCGTCCCCGTGCGGTGTCCAGCGTCATCATGCTACCGCTGGCGGTGTTGTGTTCACCTGCCAGCGTGGTTGCTATACTGCTGAATACGGATTTCCCACTGCCGCCCTCGCCAGTTATCTCAATGAATAGCTGCCAGTCGTGACGCTTCGCCAGCACCATAAACAAGGCTGCTTTGATACGCTCGGCCTTATGATGGTCGCCAGCCGTTGCATGATTCAGCCAACGGGTAAAATTGGGGGCGCTGGTGGTAATATTTTCCCCCGGCGCTGGCGGGGTGTAGGTGATCCCATTGTGGTTCATCAGCCAGTTACCCGGCGAATGGGCGGAAAACGTCTGCGTGGCGAGGTCATAAACGCCGTTATCAAAACCAATCAGATCCCCGCTCCGCTCACCAATTACCGGTATTTGCAGCTTCATGGTTGCGACAACCGATTTAATCCCCTTTTCGGTGTAGTGGGCTTCGTGCTCGTCGAAAATTGCCACCATAACCCTTTCTAATTCACTGTCTGGTAGCTTCACCCATACGCCAGATTCGTAGCAGTAAACAGTGCCACTATCAGGGTTAACCGCCAACATATCCCATCGAGATGAAAGCAACCGCGCTTTCTGGCTGGCTGCCATTTGTGCAATATCTCCGACTTCGGCTTTACGGCGGGATTTACCGCCCGCAATGGCCTGTAGTTGTGGTTTCACGGCTTCCCCCTGAATCTGGTACATCGAATCGTTAAACGCAGCCGTAGCGACTTCCAGCCCGTTTTGCTGGCGGTAGTCGTCCCAGTCGGCTTTGTAGTCTGTCGGCGGCAGCGCCACCCAGCCAGCCACGGATAATGCTGCTTTCTCTGCGGCATCTTTGCCCGTGTTCGCCTGTTCGTCCTGCTGGTGGTCGTTATCTGCGGCAATGATAATTTGCGACTGCGGGTGTTTCCGGCGCATTACTCTGGCAACGTGGATCAGGTTCCCGGCGTCAATTGCCGACACTGTAAGCGCGTCCGGGCGCATCAGGTGAACGGACAGGGCCGTCGCCAGCCCCTCGGCAATTAATACGCTCTGCGGCTGTTCCGGTGCGTTAACGGCGTGATATGCCCCGCGCTTTGCTGAACCTGTCAGGAGTCGCTTCTCTCCCTGCGGTGTAATGGTTTGCGCTGCTGCCACTGCGCCGGATTCGTCCACCAGCTCCAGCAATAACGAACCATCCGGCATTACCGGATATTTAAACCCGGTCAGCCCTTTTGATTGCAGGTAATCAGATTCGCCCTGTGTGGCACTCTGGCGCATTCCGGCATACAGACGGGCAAACGTAGCCCTTCGCTGCTCTGCGTCCTCTGCTGCCTGTTTCTGGCGCTCCTGCTCACGCTGCTGGCGGTCAGCTTCCAGTTGCTCCCTTCTATGGCTCGCTGCCACCGGATCGGTTTCCGCTGCCCGGTAATCAATACCCAGCACATCAGCGGCAAGCCTCGCCGCTTCTGTGGTGGCGCAGTTGTTCACCTTCTTAATCAGGTCTAAACCGTCACCAGCGCCACACTGATTGCAGATAAAGCTACCGCGCCCGTTGTCGTCGAATCTGAAACGGTCTTTTCCACCACATGCAGGGCATGGAGAATGGCGGCGCGATGAATCAGGCACGTCGATAGACAATCCAGCCAGCACATAAGGCCAGCGCCCGGCGGCGGCACTGGTCACTTCGCGGATAAGGTCGATATTACGCATGGTTGCCTCCTGCCACGGTCGCGCCCATGTCTTTAACCATGCTTTGCCATATCTCACGCCCGACGTCAGTCAATCCGTCATTAGTGACGCAACGCTCAAGAAGCTCGACCCCCACGGTTTCCCACTGCGGGTAGGACACTTTCATGGCTGCCAGTGTGTAGCTATCGATCAGGCTGCGAACGCCTTTTACTCCATTGACGATTTCCACACGGACGGCGAGGCCGTCCGCATCAACCATGAAATAGTCACCGCCGCTGGTGGAGGTAATGTGGTTATACAGTGCCGACGCATACTTATTCGCCAGCGCATTCAGTCTGAAATTTTTAGTAATCATGTCGCCCCCTCAGTGCGGCAGCGGCATTTCAGGCCAGCCGTTTTCATCCAGTTCAGCTATAAAGCTGTTGTGAAGTTCAGCAAGCGTTTCACGCCCGAACGGGGTCAACTCGCCGCGCTCCGTGTCGATCATGGCCTGATAAAAAACAATGGCGTTCGCTGTTCCCTGCTCAATGCCGTAGCGCTCAACCATTGCGCCCTCCATGTTGTTAGCCATCGCCAGACGTTCCGCGAACGGGTAAACCACAATCCCCGCCGTGCCATTGGAGTAAATCGCCACCTGCGATGAAGTGCCGTCAGACTCAGTTACCGTGGTTGTGCCGTTTTCGCGCTTCATCTCAGAAATGAACGTCGCAGCAATCAGCCAGCGCCACATAGTGACGTTATGCTGCGCGGTGAAGTCGAACCAGCCACGCGCCCCGCCATCAGCAACGGCAAAATGAATGGCGTATCCGATATCTGGCTTATCGTCGTACTCTCCGGCGTCAAGGCCGTTCACGGCGCTCTCGTAGCTGATAAGAGCAACCTGCTCATATCCCCCGGCATCATTGCGGGTCATGATATTGACGCCGTGCGGTGTGGCTTCGGCGTGTAATAAGTCGGCATTTCCCGATTTAATGGTCGGTGCGTTGCTCATGCGCTGCCCTCCGCATCAATTCTGGCTATATCGACAATCGTCAGGACTTTACTCAGCCAGCAATACGCGATGGCTGCTTGCTCAACTTCGAGGAGTGGTAATAAATCGGTCATAACGTGAGCCAGCCCATTGCGGGCGCGGGTCATGCGTTCTGCTGTTCGGTCCGCCAGCGTAAAATCATCCGGGTATGCTTCTTTACGAGATAGCATCGATTCGGCTTCCAGATCTGCCGGGTGGCGATAGATGGTATTTATGTTCATTTGCCCGCCCTCCCTTTGGCTTCTTTTTCACTGATTGAGCGCAAGAATGCGGCGTTTGCAGCGCTATCGTTCAGCGCCAGCGCAACTTCTCCGATATGTCCCAGCATTGCGCCTAATCTGTACATATCAGCCTTAGCGCTTTCCTCCGGGTAGCCATCGCTACCAGCCGCCCAGAACATGAGGCTACCAATGGCACTTACGCCCAGCATTAAATCATCCACGGCATCACTGGCGCAGCTCTCAATTCCTTTCAGATCATCAGGCGTACAACCATCAAATTTGCAGGACACTAAATCGTTATACATGCTCATGCCGCCACCTCACGAACGCGGGTAATCTGGATGTGGGAAAGGCGTTCATTTCTGGCCTGATTTAGCGCCTCAGCTTTGGCGCTGATCGCGCTGCGGGCGTCAACGATATAAACGAACTCGACTAATTCGCCGCTCCGGGCGGTGGCGCATCCTGCAACACGGAAGTAATTAAGCATGTGCGCCCCCTGTGCGAATACGTCCGGCAAAAAAGCAAACGTGATCCCGCGCCAGAATGCGGCGGGCTTCCTGCTCAGTCTCTGCGGCGATATGGTGAATTTTGACGGTAATTGTCGGCATATCGCGGCGAACTGCGGCGATAATCCAGATAAATTGCGGTTTTTGGGTAGGGGTAGTAGCCATTATGGCAGCCTCCTGTAACTGGGATTTATTCCCACCACCGGAAACGCCAATTTCACTGGTGGTGAGCTGAACAGGGTTGGCGTAACCGGCGTTACAGGAAACCGGCGCGGATCGCTCCGCCCCCATCCAGCCCACCATTACTTTTTGAGCAATATGGGCTATAGCCATATCGCTGGGAAAGAGGTGTGCAGATGCGAGGACACAAAAAAGACGCTCGGCGCGTCATGTGTCGCCTGTAACATTATCAGGACGCCAATCCCGGCACCAGATTTTGCTGGTGCGCTATAACCATAAACCGGGTTGGCGATAGTCGGCAAGCCCTTTTTTATGGACTCCAGAAACTCACCTTCGCGCGTGCGCGTACTGTTGCATAAATTCCCTGCATCTAGTGGTGATGTCAGAAAAATCTTCCCGCCTCGTGTAGTGATGATGGGAAAATCTTCCTCGCGTAGTGACCCCCAATAAATCTTCGTGCGCGTACTGGTCTCGAAACTCTCCTCGTCACCACGACGAGAAAATGAGGAGCTGGCATTAGCTGGCACTGTTATGCCAGCTTCGCATTCATGCGCGTGCGTACTTGTCCCGAAAACACCAAGATTTGTAAAGATCTGGCGGTGGCAAATGTCAGGTTTTGACAGGTTCCAAACGTCGCTATTTGTCGCAATCTGGCGGCGGGCTGCTTTGCTCCAGACGTTAACATTTGCATACATCAGGCCAGCCAGGGGAAAGGCTTTATTCTGGATGGCGGCATTAAGCATGATTAGCCCCCAGATGTTTAGCTAACCAGCGCTGAGAGAGGCGGATTAGCTCGGCTTTACGCAGGTCATATCCCATACCCATATCAATCAGCGTAATGTTGGTACTCTCCAGGTAGGCGAGGTGTTCCAGTTGCCCTGCGTTCATGCTGTCCCGTGGTTCGCCAGTAATGTCATTTGCCTGCGCCCACTGCTTCGCCGTCATGCCACCCAGCACGATACGGGCGATCATGTTGCTCTCGTTGCTGTAGTGGCGAGCCTGCGTCTGTTTACCCTGTTCTGCGCGGGCGCTTTCCAGCGCTACGCACATCGGTTTAAACAGGTTGGCGGCACTGATACGGGCTTTTAGCTGGCGACGATAGCGGGCGGCGATTTCAGGCACGCTACGCTGTAATTCTTCCTCGCACTGGATGAAATAACGGCGGATAGCGCGGCCCTGTTCAGTGCGTTCGATCATTGCCAGTTCTTTCGCCATTCCGACACTTAACAGATAGTCTTTGCCGGGTCTGCCAGAGTGCTTAATCTTGCTGTAAGCCGCGCCATTCGGGCTTTTCCCCAGATTTGGGGAAATTGTTTTATGGACTGAGTAATCGTGCCCAATGGTGAAGTCATATTCAGAGATGCGATCAGTGATCCATGTAGAGAAGTCTTTTCCCACGCCCAACGCTTTGTGTAACGCTTTTGCGCTAACAATATTGGTTTCACGCCCACCGATATGACCAGGAATAACCGGGACAATTGTGGCAAATTCATTACCGTTAATTGTTCCCTGATAGGCGTTCAGATGAGGGGCGGCCTCAGAAATTAATCTGCTTTTTTCGATGTTCATTTTCAGTCTCCGTTAGGCGGCGGTGAGATTGTCCGGGTATAGGTTGAGAATGTCGGCAATTTCAGGCTGAGAAAGTCCCTGATAGCCGCCAGCGTCGGCGTTATGGTTCACAAGCCGAATAACTTTTAGAACGTCACCGCGCCCGGTAAAGCGATAGCGTAAATGTGACCCTATCCCGTCGGGGTTCTTTTCGTCTATACGCTCAAGCTGAATATCAAGCCTGCGCTCTAACTCGCTGGCGTAGTTCCTTCCAGATGAAAGGCGGCAATATTGCAGAATGTCATTTTCTGTCCATCCCTCTATACCAGTACGCAGCATATAGACGCGGGCGCGGTGTTTCTTTGGGGTACGCTTAGGTACTTGTACCGGGCTGGTGGTCGGCGTAATATCAGACGTGCGAATATCTGAGTTAGCCGCCTGCTGTACGGGGCGGTTTTTCTTTTTCATTACGCCACCTTTCCCCGGCGCTCCGCCAGCCAGTTGTGAATCTCAACCGCATCAAACGCAGTCACGTTATCTGTTAGCTTCACTGGGCGTGGAAGAGTGCCATTTTTAACCCATCTATCAATAGTAGGCAGTGAAACACCTAGCAATTCCGGCATGCGAAAGCGACGGATGTATCCAGTTGTTGGGATAGCTGATGATGCTGGCTTGTGTGCTGTCATATCTCTAGTAACCTCTCTGATAGCTCATGAAGTTACTTAAAGTTTAGTGGTTGCCCATACAGTATTTCTATTAAGACTAGAATCTATTGAAAGAAATTATAAATCTATTGAAAAAATACTGATCCACTGAAAGATTGCAAATGCAGGTGGGATAATTATTTTCTTTATTTTCAATTAGTTACCAGTTTAAAAAATCATTGTTTTATCAAAGAGTTATATCTTTCATCGTCATTCATCATGTTTTTACATTTCCTTTTATCTTTTATTATTCAATTGGTTGAGTCGGTTTATAATGGCTCATGATGGCTTAAAATGCTAATGATAGCTGGCGTATCTTTTAGAGATGGGGTGATTACAGATGAACTAAGCCGAACAGATATAGCAATGGCTAGGCATAGAATTATCTATGCTGGTGGAGATGGGTAAACAGGTAATGCCCCGCCATTGCTTTGGAGGGGCGTGAAAAGTGATTAGTCGAGATCGTGGACAGCTAATAAAGCCCGTGAGATTTTTTCTAGGAATGTGGCTTTTGCTATTCCTTTATGGGATATCCCTTCATCCTTGATTAAGGTTTCTATGTCACGGTATATAGCTGTGCGATTAGGTTTCCCATTTTGGGTGTAGGAAGATGAGCCTGATTTTTTTATCAGCAGATGTACTATCAACCCCATCATTTTCATTGTCCCGTTTTCCTCATCCTGCTTTCTATGCTGCCCACGTCCGCTGCGGTTGGTTTCTTTGATGTAGTTTACTAACTGGAGTCCTCCAAGGTTTCGGGCTTTTTCTTCCCAGCCCTTGGTGCCACGCAAATCATCAATCGCTTCTGATATTTTCTGAACAATTATTTCTGGTGTATTTGTGTCAATAAATGGGTAAGAAGCTAAGAAAATATCAAGGGCATGGCAAGGCTCGTCTTTACTAGTTTTTTCACCTCTGTACACCTTGATAGCTCTGGCAAGATGAGTTCTGACAAAATCGACATATTCGAAATTTTCCTCAGGCACATCGCTAATGCGCATAGATGGGTTTAGGCCAGCCAAGGCCACAGCCATTTCATGAGGGGTAATCGATACAGATGAACAAAGCCGTTCGATTGGCGATTTTCTCAAGATGTTGTTCACATTTGCCTCCGGGCTTTATCGAATGGCGTTACGTTGTAGTCTTTTCCGCTTTCCAGTGCCACCAGCAAATCACACCACTGCGCCAGCGCCGCTTTACGCTCATCAAAATACTGGTGACGGTTATAGATACCTTCCACGCCTTTAATTTTGTGGTTGAGGCATCTTTCAGCCACTACGGGATCAACGCCCAGCGCGGCTAAATGGGTGCGGGCTGTGCGCCGGAAGTCGTGAATCGTGAAATTAGGCACATCCGGCATTTCAGCGCGAACCTTAGCCAGTGCTACGGGTAAAGTGCTTTCCTGAATATGTGGGATCATTCTGTTTTGCATCTTTCTGGCTGGCAGTACCCATGCGCTGTTGCATGAGAACGTTTTAAGCTCTCTCAGCCATTCGACGGCTGGCGGTGCTAATGGGATGTCTATAGCGTCGCCGTTTTTACTGCGTTCTTCTGGTAAGTGCCAGATGCCTTTGTCCAGGTCGAACTCCTCCCAGCGGGCGGCGCATAACTCCATTTTGCGGACGCATAACGCTAACAGTAATTTGAACGTGATTTCGTTCTGGCGACTGAATCCCTTAGCTGTGCGCATAGCCTGAAACAGTCGGATTAGTTCGCCACGTGTTAACCAGCGGTCGCGGGAAACTTCTTTCCCTCCGGCGTCTGCCACCTCAAAGGCTGAACACGGGTTAATCTCCAGTGCGTGCCGCTTAATGCCGTAGTCAAATATGCGGCGTGTCCAGCGCAGAACGTCCGTTGCTATGGTCGGCGCTCCACGGTCAACAATACTTTTCAGCATGTCGTCGATATGGCGCGGCTTCACGTCCTCCACCTTCATGCTGCCAATGCATGGGTTTATATCTTTGTCGATACGGCGGCGGAGTATATCGGGGTGCTTCCAGCGCGGGAGGATCTGACGCTCAAAGTATTCAGCGGCAAGCTCTGAAACGCGCATAGCGTTCTTCTCTGCTTCCATCTTCGCCAGTGCTTCGGTTTTGCGCTTCTGCTTCTCTCCTGCAACGTCATAGCCCAACGCAACGCGAGCCGATAGCTCTTTGGCTGTCTCTCTGGCCTTTGATAGTGATAGCTCGGCATATGAGCCGATAACCATTGCTCGCTGCTTACCTGCGAATTTATAGCGAAAGCGCCAGAAAGGGACTGTGTAGTTTTTGGGGTAGCAAATATAAAGGCCGTTGCCATCGGCCCTTCCTTCAAATCTATCTCCGGCCTTTATCCATGCGCGGATCTGCATGTCTGTAATCTTTGGCAT